TCACAACCAACTGCTAGAAAAATTCTATAACGATCTTTCTATACCCAGATTAAAGTTAGCAGAGGGTTCCTGCAGAGAGCTTGTTATTGAAAACAATCCAGGTAGCATGGATATCAGCGAACTCAATCAGCCGGGACAAAATTTACTGCAGGCTATTACACGTGCCAGCGAATGGCAAGTGACTGTAGATCCTGATGTTGCCAAGTGTGCCGAACAGACCGGATTTGACCCTCAATGGGTTGAGTGGAGTAGTCGACGAATGATACATGTTCGTCCCGGCGATCAAACAGAAGAAAAGTTTTTTCAATGGTTGGAAACAGTTAACCTTTGGCCTGTACTTTGGCATTCGTCTAATGTCGAAGATTTTGCCAATCTAAAAAACTATTTTGGATCAGATCGCGTTTGTAAGTTAAATACTAAACAAAAGATAGAAAAGCTCAATCCCGTACAAAATCGATTGATCATTTTTTCTGAAACAACTAAATCCAGATCCACAATACCTGTGGGCGTATTTGTTACAAGACAGAGCATCATCTATCTAATCAAAAATAATTGGGGTCAAATCAGTAAAAAAATTGTTTACTGGGGAGATCGTTTCCTAACCGATGTAGTATCCTGAGGAGCATATGCCTACAGCTACACTAACTATTAAAGACGAAGTCAATGTTAAAATCGAGGGATTGGATGCCGGAATAAGACGACACTTGAACAAAAAATTCAAATACGAAATACCGGGTGCAAGGTTCATGCCAGCAGTAAGATTAGGTAGGTGGGATGGGTCCACAGCCTTTTTTAGTATGGGCGGTAGTACCTATATCAACCTACTGCCAGAGATCTTGCCCGACCTAGACCAGCGAGGCTATGAAATCAATGTCAATGATCTAAGGCAATACCATAACAACTATCAATTTGATCCTGTTACTGCTGACTACTTGAAAGACTATAGTTGGCCTAAAGGGCATCCCAATGAGGGACAACCCATTGAGCTACGGGACTATCAGCTAGATGCTGTGAATAGTTTCTTATCCAACACACAATCCATTCAATGTATTGCCACTGGTGCTGGTAAAACGCTGATGACAGCAACATTGGCTAAGTGTGCAGGCCAGTACGGTCGCACCATACTTATTGTTCCTAGCAAAAATCTTGTAACGCAGACCGAAGAGGACTACATCAACATCGGTTTGGACGTAGGTGTTTACTTTGGTGACCGTAAGGAACTCAATCATCAACACATTATCTCAACTTGGCAAAGTCTAAATCAATTGCTCAAAGACAGCGAAGGACGCAACGGCGAAGACGAGCCGGCTAGCCGTAGACTGGCTCGTGATCCTACCGATTACATCATCGATGACATTATTGATGGTCTAGTCTGTGTTATGGTTGACGAATGTCATAGTTTAAAAGCCGACAAGCTCAAAGCATTAATGACTGATGTTCTAGCACAAGTACCGATTCGTTGGGCTGTGTCTGGAACTATACCCAAAGACGAACATGACTTTCGAAGCCTACAGGTCAGTGTGGGCGAAGTTATCAATCGCATCACCGCTGCCGAACTACAAGACCGAGGGGTACTGGCCGATTGCAATGTTAATATCATGCAGTTGGTTGATCACACCGAATACAAAACTTACCAAAGCGAATTGAAATATCTGTTAGAAGATGAGAATCGTCTTCGGTATATTGCTCAAATGATTAACAATTTAGAAGGCAATAGTCTTGTATTAATTGATCGGGTTGAGCCCGGTAAACAACTGTCCGAGTTTGTCAATAATGCCACATTCTTAAGCGGTGCCACTAAGGTCAAGGATCGCAAGGAGCAGTATGTTGAAGTTAACTTTAGCGATAACAAAGTTTTAATAGCCACATACGGAATTGCAGCAGTGGGTATCAACATTACTAAACTACACAATTTGGTCTTAATTGAGCCAGGCAAAAGTTTTGTTCGTGTAATACAGAGCATTGGGCGAGGATTGCGTAAAGGATTCGACAAGGACCATGTAGAAATTTGGGATATTACCAGCACCTGCAAGTTTAGCAAAAGACATCTAACAAAAAGAAAACAATACTATGCGGAAGCAGACTACCCTTATAGTGTTGAAAAAATTCATTGGCAATAGTATAATAACAACATGAACATACTTACACTCAACAATAAAAGTTTTGACCTTAACGAAATTCCCGAACAGGTCGATGATCTACGATTTTGTATCTTAGACAACAGCAATTACAAGGACCCGGACTACTTCTTTATACCATTGATCTTTTTGGAGAGCTTTAATGCTCCGGCATTGGTACTTGAAATTGGATCGCAACGTATTACTATGCCTGTTGATTGGCAAATATTAATCGGTGAACCTGATCAAGGAGATCTAGAAGTGGTGCCGTTGACTTCGGTCAATGACCGAGGATTCAATGCTTTTGTGTTTAATCCTTTGAGTAGTTTTAGGCCCGAGTTCAAAAAGATTGAAGTAGTTGATATCTATCAAGATGTTAAATGGTTTGTGCCCAAGCTCAAGCCCAGTCAACTACTTACAGTTCCGCTTGAAAACAAAGAACAACCGCTTTGCATTTATTGTGTGCGGGATATCAGTAAACAAAGCGAAATCATTAACTACAGTAAAATATGGTGAATAATGAATGATGTAGAATGGTTAGATCGTGTTTGGAAAGCTTACAAGATTTATAAAGATGTATATTATCCAGCTGAGCAGAGTTTAGATCATTTTATTTTGTATCTTTATCAGCAGTATGGTATAGTAACACCCGACAAGCGTAGAAATTATGAGCGACCGATTAAACATACGGAATGAAATGGCAGCATTCGATCGTAAGGATCGAAGCTTCTATGACAGTCTCACCGACGAAGAAAAGAAAAAGTTCAGCACCTATCTGATGTTAAAATGGGGTTCGGCAGTGCAAGGTAATAAGGATCTTGAAGCTTATTATCTACGTGCAGTCAACGAAAACGTTAACATAAACTTTTTTGATCTCAACCGTCATCCCAAGTTACAATGGCTATCTTGTACAACTGTGAGTCCGGGTATGGGGGTACAGCGACATTACTTTCCTAAAAGCAATGGTCAAAAGTCTGATCCTTGCTTGAAGTTCTTGAAGACTATATACCCATCTGAAAAAATTGAAGACTTAGAGTTATTGGTACAATTAAATGATCAACGAGATTTTGAAGATTTGGCAAGAAAACATGGCTGGTCCGAAGAAGAAATCCGAAAATTCTTCAAGTAACAAACATACCTGCGAGTACTGCGGTGCTGCCTTTGCTCGAGAGACAACATTGGCTACGCACAATTGCGAAACCAAACGTCGTATGGCACAGGAAAACGAAGTTGGTGTACGTATAGGTTTTCGTTGTTTTCAAAAGTTTTACGACTTTATCAAACCCAACGATGAGCCTAAGTCATATCGTGCTTTTGCCGACAGTCCCTACTATTTGGCCTTTGTAAAGTTTGGTAGATACTGTGTAGAGATACGTGCAGTTGATGCTGAGGACTTTTGTACTTGGCTGATTAAAAATAACCGTAAGCTGGACAGTTGGACCAAGGACAGTTATTACGATGAATTTCTAGAAGACTATCTCAAGCGTGAGCCTGCAGCACCAGCACTGGAACGCAGTATTCAAACAATGACTGAGTGGGCTGAAGAAAATCAAGCAAGATTCCAAGACTACTTTAAATATGCTACAGAAAGTCGTGTTTGTTTTGATATTCAACGCGGAATGATCAGTCCTTGGGTATTATACACTACCGCAACTGGGCAAGATTTTCTCAATCGCTTAGATGAAAAAAATCTTGATCACATATGGCGTTATATTGATAGTGATTATTGGACTAAGAATTTCGCTAAAAGAAATATTGACTTTGAGTGGACTAAAGAAATAACCAGTCAAGCAGGATTATGAGTATACGTGCCGGTGACATTGATATTGACCTAGCAGATCGATCTCAAATTCTTGAGCAGATCGAGCATGTTCCTGCCAGTATAAAAAAAGACGATGGCACTTGGATAAAACACAATACCGGAGTTTATGTTTCTGCTGTACCCAAGAATCCTGTAATTGGTGCTGCATCCATAGACTACATACAGGCCGAAGCTCGTGGTTACGTTAAGATTGATTTTATCAATAACAGTGTTTATCAATTGGTGCGTGATCGAGTACATCTAGCTGAGTTAGCCAATAAAACCCCAGACTGGAAGTTGTTAAACGATTCTGAGTTTTTTCAACAGATAGTGCATATTGGCAACCACTATGATTTGTATCGTAGATTAGCCGAACCTGTTA